CGGTTGCCGGCCTGTGCACCCTTAGCCATGGGCCGCCTCCTTAGCGTTGGCCACGTCGGCGATGGTCTGCTCGGTGAAGCGCGGGGGCCCCTTGTACTCGTCCACGAGGTCCAAGACAGCATCGGCCACGGCAGCGCTGTGCCGGCGAGCGGCCAGCGACCAGTAGACCACCCCCGAGTAGTCGTTGGCGTCAATCGCCTGCCTGATTTTCGACCAATAATAGGAAGTCACAGCTTCCAATGGGGTGTTCACAACTAGCGTCCTTTCGTCAGTTTTCTTGAAACATTCTGTGTCATCACGTATGTCAGAATTGACATAGAAAAAATGGGTGCGTGATGACTGGTCATCACGTGCCCTTTTTCGTGATGACTGCGTGATGACTGGCTAGGGGTAAATTGACTCAAGTTCTTTGTTTCCTGTTGTTTGGCCAGTCATCACGTTTTTGGCCTGCGTGATGACTAGTCATCACGTTGCCAACGAAAATGCCTCAGTCATCACGCGCCGCACACGTAGTGTGCGGCGTGATGACTGAGGCGTTAGGCCGCTGTCGGAAGGGTAAAGTGCAATCCATCACCGTGAGCCGTTTTTCGCATTCGATCTTCCCATCATCGACCATCGAGTTGACCATCTTGATGAGCGTCCGCTTGCGGCGCAGGTGCTCCTTGCGGTAGCCCTCCCGGTCCTCAGCCGATGTCGGCCTGATTGGTGCCGTGTCGCACCACGTGGTCAGCAGGTCGCTAATTGTGATCCCCTGGGCAATGTCGAGGCCTCGCGCTGCGCGCCTGGTGTCCTTACCCGGCAGGTAGTAGGCGTGGTCGCGGAGGGCGTCCATGAGGCCTACCTCGCTGAAGGCCATGAAGGCCGGCGTCGCACCGGCGCAGGGAACGGCGACGATGCTTTGCCCGTGCTTGGCCACCTCGAAGGCCACTGGGGTCTCCCACTCGAGGTCGCGCATCTTGTGCCTGACGATCTCGCGCCGGCCGTCGTGGACTTCGATGCCGATCATCCAATCCACATTGCCGAGGAACGCGCTGCTGCCCCTGTAGGCGGCGCCGCCCTTGCTGGGGTGGTGAATGGCTATCACCGGGATCCCGTAGCGTACCCATCGCCCCAGCTCGGCTAATAGGGGGGTAACTGCCGCCTGGTTGTTTTCGTCGACACCGGGGATGGCTGCGCTCACGGTGTCCAGAACGATGAGGGCTGGGTAACTGCCGCGGCGGTTGATCTCCTGCTTGACCACGAGGGACAACTCGGCGATGGCCTTTGGGGCGGAGAAATCAACGCCATCGATGATGGCCGCGAAGTTATCGGTTGTGTCCAGCCCGTGCATATCGTTGTACGCCGCGCTGCGTGCCCCCCACGAGGCGATCGACTCCGCAAGCAGTACCAGCACCCACCCACTGCGCCGAACATCCTTGAGGCCGAATAGGGGCTCCTGGCGGGCGACGGAGTTTACCACCGCCAGGGCAAACAGGGACTTGCCGCTGCCGGGGGCGCCGACCAGTACGCCAAGCCCGCGGTCGGGGATCACGTCGTCAATCAGCCAGGTGGGGGGCGGCAGGGCTTCGAGGTCCGCCATGGTCAGAATGCGGGGCAACTGCTTGGTTGCGATCTCGTGGCCGCCAAGCGCACCGATATCGTGGTATGGATCGGGGTCATCATCTGCCTCCCCGATCACATCGTGGGCAATGATCTTGTCCCTCAGCAGGTCCACGAGGTCGTTGCCGTGCGCGGCGCCCGCGCGCATGGCCCAGAACAGGGCGCCGGTTGTGTCCGATTCGGACAGGCACTCTGCGATTCTAGACCAGAAATAATCGGCAACTGATGAGTCCGAAGATGCTGCTGCGTTCGGTTGGCCACCGGGCACAATGCCGGAGAGGTCGACGTTTTCCACGCTGTACTCCGTTTTTGTGGCCGGGCAGGGACGGAGGGCCCTGCCCGGCCGGCCGCGCCTTTGCAGATGACCGTTGCAAGCGGTCGGCGCGGGTGGATGGTAGCGCGATCAGTACGGCTACTGCAAGCGGGCATTCTCCGGCCACAACGCCAGTTCGTCGACCAGGGCGCGGGCCTCCAGCACGCGCTCCCGGTCTTCCCCCACGGCGCCGAACGCCAGGCTGTCGAGCAGGGCGCGCAGGTCGGCGATGATGTGCACCGGCAGCCGTGCGGGCTTGACCATGGTGGATCCATTCGGCGACTTGCCGAACGTCGTTTCGGTGCCCATCGCCAGCCGCGCATGCCCCGCCGGGATCTCCGGAGGCCCGGCGAGGTCTGCCGCTGCCCTGGCCGCCGCCTGCTGGGCTTCGACCTGCCGCGCCGTCTCGAGCATCTGCCGCAGGTCGCGCAGGGCTTCGGCCTTGGCCACGGCCGCCTCATCCTCGAACTCGGCGAAGGTGGCGTCGACCTGCATGTCCTGCGCATCCTCGAGCATGCCCTCGATCTGCCCGGCGGTGGCGCCCCAGGCGGGCCTGCGCATGAGCTGCGCGATCTTGTCACGGATGGCCTTCACCCTGCGGGCGTCGATCTCTGCCAGCCGGTTTTCCTCGGCGGCGATCTTGGCCTTAAGGGGGGCCTTCACGGCCTGGTCGATGGGCTCGGCGATGCGCTTGGCTTCGCGGTCGATGAGCTGGCAGAGCTTGTACGGCTCGTCCTTGGTCGCCTTGCGCAGGGCCTCAAAGCGCGTCTGCCAGCTGGTGACAGCCTTGAGGTCGGCCTTGGCTTCGGCCATGCCCTGCTCGGTGGTCAGGTCGTAGACCTTTTCCTTGAGCGGCATGAGGTCGCGGGCCGCCACCAGCTCGAGGTGCTGGAACGACTCGATGGGCGACAGGCTGGTCACGGTGTTGTTATTGTCAGACATCAGCGTCTTCCTCCCCCTCGACCAGCGCCGACGTATCGGGCTTGGTCATGGTGTAGTGGATGATCTCGCGCATCTTCTGCGCGTCCCTCTTGGCGATGGCCGCGCGCATGCTGGCCTGCCGATGCTTGCTCATCTTGGCGGCCAGGGGCAGAGCCAACTCCCGCAACTGGTCGACGTCCAAGGCGTCGAGGTCGACCACCTGGAGGCCAGCCGCGGCGGCGTCCGCCACCAGGTCGCCAGGAGGCGCGGTGGGTTGCGCGGCGGGCACCTGCCCGGCAGGCTCGCTACTGCCGAGGTCGGGCTCGGTCGCTGACACGACCGGCGCGGCGGTGCCCGCCGCTGGGGTCGGCGCGGGCGCCGCCTCAGGTTGCCCGATGTACTGCGCGAAGATGTCCCACCCCGTGGGCGACTTGCCGGGCTCAGGCATCGGCAGTTCAGCCGGCAGGGGCAGCCTGCTCTTGGCGAAATACGCAGGCATCTCGCGCGTGAACAGGAATCGCTCGCCGGTGCCGACGGCCACGTTGCGCTCGCGGAAGCCCTGCTCGGTCTTGCGCACGAACGTCTTGTAATTGGCGAACAGCACCTCGTCCGCCCAATGCATGACTTCGGCTGCCGCCTTGTGGTGCAACTGCATGCTGTAGCGGTCGTAGGCTTCGTTCGCCGGATCCTCGAAGCGCGCGATCTTGGCGTGAGCAAGGCAGATGACGGTCATTCCACGCACATCGCGGATCTTGTCCAGAACGAACAGAATCTTGCGCATGTCGATCACCGCCGCCTCGTAGCCGCGGCCGTAGCCGATCTCGCCCACGGTCATGAGGTTGGTCCCCGACACTACGGCGCTGTGAATGAGGGCCTCCACGCCGTCGAGGGCGTCGACGATCAGCGTCTGGTAGTCGTGGTCTTCCAGCAGCACGCTGCGCAACTGCTGCTGTAGGTCGCCGAGCATGAGGCACATAGGAAGCCTGTCGATGCCGATGTCGTTGCTGCCGTCTTCGGTCTGGATGACCAGCGGCTTTGGCGCGCCGCTGGCCCAGGTGTTCTTGCCGATGCCGCCGACGCCGTAGACCACGATCTTACGCGGCTTGACGGCGCGGCCGGTGATGACTTGGAGCATGTTCTCCCCCTCGCAGGTCAGAACGGGAGCCCATCGTCGGGCGTGCCGTTGTTGGAGTTGTTCCCCTGCCCGGCCAGCCTACTGACCGTGCCCGTCTTCTTCTTGGGCGCGCGAGCTTCGGCCAGCGGCTGGCCCGGCGCGGCGTAGTTGCCGATGCCGTTGTAGCCGTCGTCGTCGACGTAGACGGACACCTGGAGCGGGATGTTGAGCAGGTCGTACTCGGAGGTGGGCTTCAGGACGTTGATCGCCCGGCAGATGCTGGACAGCTCGGACTGCGCGATCTGCACGGCGGTCGCGTTGGGGTTGTCGAGGTTCAGGCGCGTGAAGATCTTGCGGCCCTTCTTCTCGCCGGCGAGGACCTCGAACTCGATGACGAGCATCTTGCCGGTGCCCGCCCTGGTGGCCTTCCAGTTGGCGTCGATGATCACGACGTTGTAGATACCCGCCGGCAGCGCCACGAAATCGCGCTTGGGCTCGACCTGCGAGGCGTCGAAGTTGCCGAAGAATTCGTTACTCATGCTGGTCTCCGTTCTGGCGCTGGTGCGCCGGTTACTTGTTGGCGCTCTCGCGGTGATCGGCCAGCCACTGCTCCACGTCGGGGCGCAGCCAGACGAGGTTGTATCCGTTGGCGGCGCGGATGGGCAGCGGCGCAGAGCCGTTCTTCTTGGCCAAGCGGTTGCGCAGCGTTTTGGGCGTGATGCCCAGCAGGGCCGCTACCTGATGGATGCTGAGGGACTCGGGGACAGGCTGATTGGTCATGGCAAATCTCCTGTTGGGTGGCCGCCGGCAGTGGCGACCGGGGCAATCGTAGGCCCGTCTTGTTATCCCGTCAAGGGCAAAGAACAGAAAGTTTCATAAGGCATAATGCGTGCCAATACGGGCGCAAACGGACTAAGTTTATTTTCGCCGTTGGCGAATATTTCCCTTGAGGTCGGGGGTAGGATTGTCGACAATAGGGACAAGTCACGGGGCGGCAGGTGGCCACCGGGAACACCAGACGGAGGGGATCGAAAATGGAAAGCTCTGCTCCCAAGCTGATGAAGTGCGACCGCCTGTACAACGAGCTGCTGGAGATCGGGCGCGATATCCGTGACCGTGGCCGGCACGCGACCACCGCGGGCGAGATGGCGCCGTGGCTGGCCTCCTACACCAACGGCACCGATGCCGTCAACTACCTTGGCATGCCCGCCGCCTGCGAGGCCGCCTTCACCGGCTACTGCCAGCGCGACGCCGAGATCGCCGAAGCCGACAAGCAGATCGCCGCGCAGATCGAGCCCGTGCTGGCCGGTCGCACGCCGTTGGACCTCCTGCTGGCCACGCGCAAGCCCGGCGAGGTGACGCTGCGCGAGTACACGGACATGCGGCGCACCCTCGAAATCAGCATCGCGCACTTCGCCGAGCGGGAGCTGGCCAAGTTCACCGCCGCGACCGCCCACGTGGTCACCGACGTCGAGTTGCGCCCGGTGTCGCTGCCCGGCCAGCCGGTCACGGGCCTGACCTGTCGCGTCGACGCCAGGCTGTAGATCGCTCCAAGTGAGCGAGTCCCCGGCCTGCCAGGGTGAAACGGACTGGCGGGCCGGGGCGAACCAATCGGGAGGCCAGAGGTGACCGAGTACCAACAACTGATCGTCGATACCCTCAACGGCTACGGCCTTGGCTGCCTGGTCGATCCCCGCCACGTCGAGGCGTGGATTCGTTGCCAAGCCACCGAGTCCCGACCCGTGCCTGTCAAGCCGACGATCCGCGAAATCCAGCCCGCCATGCGGGCTATCGCTAAGCACCCGCGACAGGACTCTGAGGTCCTGACTAGGAGTTATGGGCTGTGAGCTATTCCGATTTCATCGGGGCCAAGTTGGCGTCATCGGCCCCGACCGGGATCAACGGATGGAACGATTTTCCGCCGATGTTTCCGTTTCAACGCGCACTGGCGTCTTGGGCTATCCAGCGGGGGAGGGCGGCAGTATTCGCCGACACGGGGCTCGGCAAGACTCGTATTCAGTTGGCTTGGGCTGACGCGGTAACTCGCGTTACCGGCAAGCCCGTACTCATCCTGGCCCCGCTGGCTGTCGCGCAGCAGACCAAGCAGGAGGGCGAAGGAATCGGCATTACGGTTGACCATCTGCGCGCACAAGTCGGCATGGTTTCAGGAGTAGTCATCACCAATTACGAACGGCTGCATCGTTTCAACCCCGTCGACTTCGTTGGCGTTGTGCTGGACGAATCCAGCATCATCAAACATCACGATGCCAAAACTCTGCAGGTGCTGCTTGAGTCGTTCCGCGATACACCGTTCAAGCTATGCGCTACAGCAACCCCGGCACCGAACGACTGGACCGAGCTGGGTACGCACGCAGAGTTCCTCGGCATTTGCTCGCGGGCGGAAATGCTGGCGGAGTTCTTTTGCCACGATGGGGGCGAGACTCAGGTTTGGCGGCTCAAGGGTCACGCCAGGCACCTGTTCTGGAAATGGGTTTGCCAGTGGGGCGCGCTTGTTAGGAAGCCGTCTGATCTTGGATTCGATGATTCAGCGTATCTGCTCCCTCCGGTCAATGTGCACGAGCACGCTGTTGATTCTGAGATGGCTGCCGAAGGGAAACTGTTTGCAATCGAGGCGCAAACACTTAGCGAACGCCGCGGAGCCCGTAAGGCATCTATAACGGCTAGGGTCAATGCATGCGCTGACATCGTAAATACTGACCATCAGCCGTGGATTGTCTGGTGCGATCTCAATGCCGAAGCAGATGCGCTTTGCGAGGCAATCCCTGGATCGGTCGAGATTCGAGGCCCCGACGATCCCGACGAAAAGGAGCGGCGGCTTGCCGACTTTGCGGCCGGCAATATCCGCGTGTTGATCACCAAGCCAAGTATTGCCGGATTCGGGCTCAACTGGCAGCACTGCGCGCGCATGGCGTTCGTCGGTGTAACCGACTCATTCGAGGCATATTACCAGGCGGTTCGCCGCTGTTGGCGATTCGGCCAGACTCGCCCGGTGCACGTTCATGTATTCGCCAGCAAATACGAAGGCGCCGTGGTCTCGAATCTGCGGCGCAAAGAGCGGGACGCGCTGGCCATGTCCGAGAGCCTAAGCGCCGAAACGCGGGACGCGGTCATGGTGGCCGTAACAGGAAGCGTTCGGCAGACAAACGAATACGCAGCGGTCAATGCCGTCCGCGTGCCGTCATTCTTGGAGGAGAAATGAACTGCATCGACCAGACTATTGCAGACCGATATGCGGCATATAACGGCGATTGTGTCGAGGTCATGGCCGGGCTGCCGACAGCCAGCATCGGCTATTCTATCTTCTCGCCGCCGTTCGCCAGCCTATACACATACAGCAACAGCCCGCGCGATATGGGCAATTGCCGGACGCGCGCTGACTTCTTTGACCACATGGGCTACATGATCGACCAGCTCATGCGCGTAATGATGCCCGGCAGGGACATCAGCTTTCACTGCATGCTGCTGCCGACCAGCAAGACGCGCGACGGCGTGATCGGACTGAACGACTTCCGCGGAGATCTGATCCGCGCCTTTGAGAAGGCCGGATTCATCTTCCACAGTGAAGTTGTCATTTGGAAAGATCCAGTGAGGGCGATGCAGCGGACAAAGGCCCTCGGACTTTTGCATAAGAGCGTGCGCGAAAACGCCGCCATGTGTAGGCAAGGCATCCCCGACTACCTGGTAACAATGCGCACGCCGGGCGAGTCAAAGAGGATCACGCACGACCGCGCAGAGTACCCGGTTGATCTGTGGCAGAAGGTGGCCAGTCCTGTCTGGATGGATATCAATCCAAACGATACGCTACAATACGCCAGCGCAAGGGAGCATGACGACGAGCGTCATATATGCCCGCTGCAACTAGAAGTGATCAGACGCGGGATCATGCTGTGGACAAATCCAGGTGACATCGTTTTGTCACCGTTCATGGGCATCGGTTCTGAGGGCCATGTCGCCCTTGAAATGGGGCGCCGGTTCATTGGCGTTGAGTTGAAATCGTCTTACTACCGGGCGGCTGTTTCCAACTTGGCGGCGGCATCCAGCCGGGTTTCGCTTTTCTCGGAGTAGAGCATGAAAACAAAACTGATCCGTCTCATCCTCGCCCTAGCCATCATCCTCTCCGCCGCCACCTGCTTCGCCGCGGCGCTGGGCCTCGTGGCCTTCGCCGCCCTGAGAATATGCGGCGTTGACGGCGCTGCCTGGTCCAGCTGCGGCTGGCTGCTGCTGGTGCTCGGCTGCGCTATCGCCGCAATGTTTGCCCTCGACCGGCTGGAAGGGACCACTCGATGACACTCACTGAGCAGCATGACCTGATCCAGCGCGCCGAGTTGCTGGCCGGCGGCCTGCCGCAGTTGGCAATGGCCATCGGGGTCCGCGCGTCGACGGTCTATCGTTGGCTTCACGGCACGCGGCGCATGCACGGCATCGCCGAGCGCGTGGTGCGTGGCTACATCACTGATATGGAGGTTGGCAATGTTTGAGCAGTACGTCCAGGAGATGCAGGACGAGTACCGGGAGCAGATCGACAACATCGCCCTGCGGCAGAACGAGCAGGACAAGCGGCGCGAGCTACTGCACGTCCTGCGCATGGCCGTGGCCGACCAGCGGTGGAGTATTGGCACCAGGCTGGCCTTCGCTGACTGGCTGCTGACTGACAACCGGAGGCTGATCCAGTGCTGACGCCGACGAAGTGCGACCGCTGCGGCGCGCCAGGCGCCGACTGGCGCGGCGACGACTTGCTGTGCGATGGCTGTTGGGATGGGCGGTTGCAGGCCGCCGCCGACCGCGCCTACGACGAGTGGAAGGACCGCAGAATGGAGGACGGGGATGAGTGATCAGCAATTCCGCCGCGACCTGATCTGCGCGGCGCTGGCAGGCCGCAGCGCGAATTACATGCGGGCCAATGGCAAGTCGGCCGCTCTTGAGGCTGCCGTAGTCATCGAGTTGGCCGACGCCGCCCTCGCCGCTGCGGGGGAGCAGGACGGCGTTGACTGGGAGAAGATGCATGCGCAGGCGGTGGCCGAGGACGCCAGACTGACAGCCGAGAACGAGAGCCTGCGCGCCGAGATCGCCCGCCTCAAGCGTCTGCTGAAGCCGCTGACGGAGGAGGAAGCTGTGCAGATGGCGAAGGACTACGACGGAGTGTCTGGCGGGTGGATGTACCGAGATGATGCCATCACCGCCGTCAAGGCAAGGAGGGCGTGATGGCTGACACACCGAAGGCCAAAGCGTCGGGGCCGCTGTGGTGCCTGCCGATTCAGTCATCCGGCGGGCCGGACTATAGCACCATTGATGCATCGAGGCGCAACTTCCTTGAGTCGTGGAGGCCGCTGCTTGAACCCTGCCGCATCCTCCCCGGCCACGGGAAGTGGGTGCCGCTGGAGCTTGTCGAGGCGATTGCCACGGAGTTCCACGGGTCACTGAACGTTACCGATGGATGGATCGAGCGTGTAGGTGCCGCCATCCATGCGGCCAAGGAGGGGGCGGCATGAGCGATCTTGCTAAGAAGATGGTTTCAAGGGCCGACGCCGATGGGCTTCCAAACAATCACAATCTGCGCACACTTGCCGCCGAGTTGGACAACGCCCCTCCTCTCGACGGCTCTGTCGAGGCCATCAAGAGCCTGCTCGGGAGATGGGCTCGCGCTAGGCGGGCGTGGTGCGACTATACCGGGGAGGATCTGGTATGAGCATCGACGACTACAGGGACCATGCCGAGATCAAGTGCGGCCC